TTACCAACTGAGTAACCTTGGGAGTGAGGTAACGCTTAATGAATTAGCTAATATTAGTGCTATACTAGAAAAGGAAGGTGATAAAGACCATACAGAAAGATGGCTTGAAGTATTGGCTATTCTAGGAAGTAAAGAACTTGTAGAGGTGATTCCTTTAAAACTATTCGGAGATGCTATCCAATCCGTTCAAATTACTGAGGTAAAGAATGAAATACAACCAACCTTTGAAGTGAATGGTAGAGAATATGCTTGTGAGTTAGAAGATGGTAAGTTGTATTTATCAGCTCAGGATATAGCAAAGATTGAAAACCTAGCTAGGAAAGGTGGCGCATGGGGAAACAAAGCATTTGCAGTTGTTTACAAAGATACTCAGCTAACAAAGACAGAACACTATACAGATGCTCATATAGATCACAAAGCAAATTTATTTGGTGATTTTGTAACAGCTGATATTGCAAGCCCTGTAATATTTGATTTGTCAAAACAATACGTTGAACACGTACAGATGTTTATTGATGCTGCTGACAAGACAGTATAAAGAAATAAACTCCGAAACTTTAGAGGGTGTATTTGATAAAATGATACACCTTGTTTCGATTGTTGATGATTTAGATCCTTTAGACGTACAAGAATGGCGGGTTAATAAGTTAGTAGATGCCTATTCAATAGCTCAAACAAAAGTAAAAATATCAGATAGGCATTCAGAAAATATAACCATTGATAACGTAACTTTAAAGTTACAATCGTTTAGTACGTTAACGCTGCGACAATTCATTAATTTAGAAGATTACGTTTCAAAAGGCTTCACTCAAAATATTTCACATATAGCTGCAACAATTTACCTTGCTGAAAGTGGTGGCGGTATGTACGATGTAGTTACAGAAGATTACAAGAATGTTAATGTAGAATATCGAAGTCAGTTAATTGATGAGTTACCAATCAATCAAATTTTAGGAGCTTGTAAAAAGTACAATAAATTCAGAGAAACTTTTTTTAATTCCTATGAATTATTTAGTGATCCATACGCTGATGTAAAAGTTGAGGAACTTAACGAAGAGGAGAAAGCTGAATTTGAATTAGAGATGAAAACAAGGGCAAAGCAAGGAGATAACCAGTGGATGGTTGTTTTAAATATGCTTGCTGATTTCGATATTACAAAATTCAATCAGGTGCTAGACCAAAATTTATACCTAGCATTTAATCAATTTTCTTATATAAAATCTAACAAATAAGTTTTTTCTACATATATAGTTGTATGTCAGAAATTGCGACTTATTACGTTACGTTGAAGCCAATTCGAGAGGGTGCTATGCCAGCTTTCGGATGGAAGAATATAGCGTATGTAAACGATCCTGCGATTGAAGAGGTTGGTGTATATTTAAACGCACACGATCCAAGAATAGTTGCTGATGAATTAGTACAATCTAAAATATTAGAATACCTTAAAACGGTTGGAATAGTAAAACCTAGCCATTGGATTGAAGTAACGGAGGAAGAGTATCTTTCAAAGCGTGAGATTAATTTAGGCATTGAAGATTCGGAAAGCTACAACGATTTCCAAAAGAAGGGTGGCGGTGGTCAATGGCTAGTAAGATATGAATACAAAGGACCAAATGACGATAAGACACGTTCATTTTGTTCAGAGGTCCTATCTTTAGGTAGACTTTATACTGAGGAGGAAATAACAAACGGTTTATCAAATCCTGAGTTTGGTAACTATTCTATATTTGATTATAAAGGATCGTACGGATGTCGCCATGTCTGGAAGCGTCAAATATACTTTGAAGATTACGAAGATGATGAAGTTAGGCGTGTTGGTTTCGTGCCGCAAGTAGTAGCTAGGTTAGATGACCGTATGGCAACAACTCTAAACGCTTACTTATCTAAGGATGAGTTAATGCAAGTATGCGCTCCTTTACTCGTGCCTGATAAAGATATATTCAGAGACGATGAGATAGGTCGCTATAATATGCGTTTCTCATCTGAGACAATTAAAGAGATGCATGAAATCGCATTATCAAACGGCACACTAGAGAAAGATGATTTATTTAAAGATACGCATAAAGGCGGTGTTGCTCCTTCGTATGTTTTGGATAGTTGGATTTCAGAAAGTGCAGAAGATAAAGCATATACTCAATATGGATTTGACCAAAGCGCATTACCATTCGGAACGCTATTTGTTTTATCACAAGTAACTGATAAGAACTATTGGGAGAATGAAATCAAAGCAAATAAGAAACACGCATACTCAATTGAAGCATTAATAAATTTATCAATAATTAAACTATCAAAAATGGAGAAAGAACAAATCTTACTTCCTGATGGCGAACACTTAATTAACGGTACAATCTACGTTGTTAAAGACGGAGTAGTTATCGAAAAGAAAGAGGTTACAGCTGAACAAGAAGAAGTAATTGAAGAAGTTGCAGCAGCAACACCTGAAGAAATGGCAGATGTGCCAGTCGAAGAAATCGTACCTACTGCGGTTGTAGAAGAAGTTGCACCAGTTGTTGAAGATGACAGATTGGCTAAACTAGAAGCAGCTCAAGAAAGTTTGATGAGTGAAATCGCAAAGTTAAAAAGTGAATTAGAAGCACCATTATTAGAGGAGCTTCCAGTAGAAATGTCAGATAATCGACCAATGTGGAGACGTATATCAGACAGTATAAACACAATTAAAAACCAAAAATAAAATGAGTAAAGTAAACGAATTGTCAGTAAAATTATACGGACAAACAATTAATCTTTCTAAGGAAGATTTTAAGAACGCAAAGAAAGCGTTTTTTGACCCAACAACAGTTGAAGGTAAAGCTATTGAAATGGCTATGACTGTTGATGCGTCAGCAGATTACACAACAAATGCAACGGAATACTTCCGTAGAGCAATGATTGGAGACGAGAAGACACGTTCTAAGTTCCGTCAATTGTTAGGTGTTAAAGACCGTGTTAACTTGGGTGGTGTTGATGTAACTGGTGTTACTATCAAAGCTGGTTCATGTGATCCTGATTTCGACAATACTGAGCTTTCACAAAAAGAATACGAGGTTAAGCCTTTAATGTATTCAACAATCTTTTGTGTTGCTTCTTTGGAAGAGTCATTTGTATCTGACCAATTGGCTAGAGGTTCAAACGAGTTCAATCAGAACTTCGCATTTATGAATTTCTTTTTTGACAAATTAGCTGAAGAGTTAACTGAGCAAATGGAAATTATCACATTTACAGGTACAATTGCTGCGAATGGTGTTGATGGATTGGAGACGTTAATGGCTGCGGATTTAAGCATTCTTGTACCAACAGCTGGTAACGGTGGTGTAGCTTCAGCAATTACTGATGCAAACGTAATCGACAAATTAAAGCAAGCACGTAACGTATTGCCTAAAGGTGTTCGTAGACGTAGAGATTTCGTTTATATCGTTTCTACAAATGTTTACGATGCTTTAGCTGATGCAGTTGCAGATAACAAAGCGAGTGGATTGTACTACATTGAGAATGTTACATTGACGTTCCAAGGTACACCAGTATACAGAGCTGATGGTGCTTCTGATAACGTAATTATCGCAACTTATTGGGATAACTTGGTTAACATCATGGACCTTATGGACGAAGAGTTAGGATTCAACATTGTTGATTTCATGAAGACTACATTGTCTCGTAAAATCGGTGTTCGTGTTGATTTCAAATTCCAACCATCTTATACAAACGCTGAAGAGATTTATTTCCACATCTTCTGATAAACGGAGGGTGTAAAAGCCCTCCTATTTTTTAATCATTTAATATAGAAAGATATGGCAATTTGTAGCCCATTAGTGGGAATACCTAAAGACTGCGGGGATAATAACCTCGGAGCAATTAAACGTGCGCTTATCGGATCGTTTGAAGATGTAACGGGACTTACCGTAACAGCAACTTCAGCACCTGATACCGATGGCGAAGTAACAGCAATCACACGTACAGTTGGTACTAAATTTGAAGATTTCCCTTTAACAAAAGATACTTCAATGTTTAGTCAAGATTGGAGCGGTGATTTAGTAGCTGATACACATTCTTACACTCAAAGTATTGAGTTAGGATTTAGACGAATAGATTTAAGAAAGCGTAACGCTATCAGCTTACTTGCTGCTGGTCGAAGAGATTTGATTGCAGTTGTTCAAGATAACAACGATGATTGGTGGATGCTTGGAAGTGACCAAGGATTGCGATTATCAGCTAACTCAGCAGCAACTAATAACACTCGTGCAGCTGGTCAACAGATGCCTGTTACATTGACTTCAGAAAATGAGCGTCACATGTTATACAAAGTGGATGCAGATATAGTTGAAGCTTTGCTTATCGCAGCGGTTTAAAATTAATTTGCATGAAAATGAGGGGTTTGTCAAACAAGCCCCTTTTTTTGTACATATAAAGTAATGAGTAATTTTGTCATAGAAAAAAATACAGTTAACAATATTTGTGTCACTTTGTCGGAGCGGTCACAATTGCTCGATCCGTATTACTTAATAGTGTTTACAAATAAGTTTGATTTGGATGGACCAACTACTAGCTGTTCACTTCAGGCTACTTCAAACATTAGATACGATTTAATAGTCATAACTGAAACAACTAATGCTGTTGGTTTGGATGGCGAGGTTTATTTAATAGAAGGCGAATGGTCATATAGTGTATATGAAAGTGCGCTGCCTACGTTGGATATTGAAGATACTACGGGCAGGATTTTACAAAAAGGATTTATTGTTGTTACAACACAAATAGGGAATTAATATGGGATGGTTTAGTAAGGATGTAATACCAACACCAAAGGTAGAAAACAAAGAATTAGAGTGCTTTCGTACTATTAATACTGAGGGTTTGGATTTATCGCAGCCTTTAGTTGACGATTACGTTAATAGAACTGGCGGTGTTTGGTTTGGTGAATCAAATCTTTATCCTCAGATTTTAAACCAATTATACATAAGCGCACCAATGCATCAAGCATGTTGCAACTTTAAAAAGTACAGCGTAATTGGTAACGGTTACGAATGGAATGATTACGATAACCTAGACGTTGCTGAAAAGATAGCTATTAAGCAATTTGAAACGATGTCAAAGTTTAAAAAGTCTAGTGAAAATATTGTACTAGATTACGTTAAACATGGTCGAGTTATTGCGATTATACACTATTCAAAGCAATTCAAGAAGTACACCCATTTCAAGTTAATTGATCCTGAGAATATCAGAAATTCACAAGTCGGATTGTTTAACGATATACCAGCAAACTATTTCTATTCAAGAGATTGGACACGTTCAACAGGTCAGTTGATATTTACACCTTATAAAATAGGTAACACAGATGAGTGGCAAGTATTGGAACTTAAGAATTCAGTCGGTGGATTCAGAGCTTATGGGATGCCTGATTGGGTATCTTCGGCAAACTGGCAAAAGGTAGGAGCTGATATTGCTTTACTTCATAAGTCAGCAATAGAAAACGGAATACAACCAAGCGTAATATACAAATATCCTTACATCATGTCACCTGATGAAAGAGATGTTTGGACTGCGGGAATGCGACAAAATGCTAAAGGTGCTAAGAACTACGGGCGTGCTATGAAGGTTGAAGCAAACGGTAAAGATAATTTACCTGATGTTGAAGTTGTAAGCACAACAGACAATCACGCTTTATTCGAGCAAACAAGTAAGGAATATAAAGAAGAGGTGGCAATATCACACAACTTGAATCCAGCATTAATGGGTGTACGTGTTGCTGGTAGTTTAGGAGCAACTGAAGAAATTGAGTTTAGTGCTGAACAGTTCAAAAAACTGTGGGTTAATTCTAATCGTGAAACTATCCAAGACTATTTGAACGAACTAGCTACTATTTGCGGTGTACCTTGTGAGTTAACTATTAATGAAACTGATATACTTACGCTAAAGGAAGCTATCAAAGAAGGTGTACAACCTGAGCAATTAAGCGCAGAAGGGAAGCCGATTCAAAGCGCAGTTGTGAACGATAATCTTAAAGGACTAAGCGCAAAGGATAACATGGATATGATGCGAATAATGAGAGATTTCTCAAAGGGTAGATTAGCCGAGCCTTTAGCAAGAACACGTTTAGCAGCATACGGAATTGACCAAGATACTATTAACCAATTACTCGCAGCAGAATGATATACTTTGTAACTGAAGCCTTTATTAAGGACAAAACACATATTACTCAAAACGTAGATGCAAAGGATTTAGCACCTTACATTCCAATGAGCGTAAAAGTTTATATTGAGCCAATTCTAGGTTATACGTTTACTCAGGACTTGCTAGTTAAATTCAATGCTGGAACAACTGATCCACTAGAGGATGAGTTAATAGACTTCGTAAAATATACAACAGCATTTTATGCGGCTTATGACGCTGCTCCAAATCTTTCGTTTAGAATAAGTAACAAAGGTGTACAATCTCAAAGCGGTGATTATTCAGCAAGTGAGGGAATTCAAGCGGTTGAATATATTAGAACAAATATTTTAAAATTTGCAAAGGTCCACGAAGGAAATTTGAGAGAATTTTTACAACTTAATAAAGATAATTTTCCACTATACAAGGACCCAACGAATAGAGAAATCACAGCTCCTGATGGTGAGCGTAATTTTAGAAGCGATACGGTATGGTTATAAACACACTTGTTACAATTAAGGATTCAATCACAGCGTTTGCTGATGGTCATGGACAGTTACAAGGGCGTGTAATCTTTGAAGCTGATGACCATAGAAGCGCATACATAACAGAAGAAAATACTTATCCTTTGTTATTCGTTGCGCCAATTGACGTGGCTGTAAATAGAGCTATGAATGTACACACGTTAAGAGTGTATGTTTACGAGCGTATAAACGATGACCGTTTAGATGTTTGGGAAAATGCAAACGATACAAGTCTAATCCTTAGAGATATTCGTGTTTGGTGGAATGATTACGGAGTTGATGAAATAAATATAGTTGAAGATCCAATAGGTCAATTTGGTTGCGACAAAGAATTGGATAACTTGGTCGGGTACTTTGCCGATATACGCTTCGAGATTCCCTCGCATGGTCGCTGTCAAGTACCTGTTGATGTTACGCCTATTCCATCACCAAGTTGTGCAGATGCTACACAGATAATAACTAACACTGAAGGGACTGAGTTATATGTAAACTCAATTCCAAGCGGTGCGACGGAAACTCAATTAATTACTGATAGTCTTGTTAATTTAAAAGATACCGCTTCAAATCTAATAGATACACTTATAGTTCCCGCTCAAACTAATCCTGGCATTATCGCTCCTGACGCTCTACTTCACATCAAAAAAGAGAACGATGGTACGATAACAAATCTAACTTTACTAAGTAATTCATCGACTCAGTACATTATAAACAACAACGATATTTCAGTTAACGGTACTTTGCAATTTGATATCCATGCAACGGAAGCCCTTGACATTCGATTGAGAGATGCATCGAATAACGTCATTACTCCAATTAGCGTAACTGATTCGGGTAATCATGCGACTATTGTACTGCCGACTGCTGCAGCCTCAGTTGGTGCAACACTAACCAAAACTGGGCAGCAAACTTCTTATAGAACGGGTGACGATGGTGATTTAGAAGCTGGTCGAGCTGTTGACTTTTTAACATTAGCTAGTGCAAATCCATTTGGAAATACTAAACGATTTACGGATGAATTAGGAACGCAGACTTATACAAATAATATCGTAATTGATTGGTCAACTTATAATGGAATAAATGTTTTAGGGTATAGAAGAACTACAAACGCATCAAATATAAATTGGAATAATGCAATAGATGGAGCATTAGCTGTAAGTATCGGTACATTTACAACGGGGTGGAGGTTGCCTAATATAAAGGAATTGCAAAACATCCAAAATATCGGTTTAGCATCTTCTGATTTATTCAATTATTCACCATTCAATTTAA